CGGTGGCATTTCGCAAGTACGCAAAGTTGCTTGTGCCTATATCGTAGATATTGAGTCCGGTGGGCCAATTTAATCCAGTTCCATTCCTTCGGAACTGCATCTTTGTGCCCTCTTTTAATCCGTGACCAACATGGTTTACGCGAGAGGTGGCGTTGGTCCCGGTAAACGTGATGTGTGGCGTGTAGTCAATTAAACCTCCACCTTGATACTCCTTAAGTTGAAACTCAAGAAAAGGAGCGGCGGTGTCGATTTCGGAGACTACATAAAACTTAGAGTTTTTTGCGGGCCACGGAGGGTCATAAAGCAAAACAGAATCGCCTTTGGCAAATCCGTGTTCGCTAACAGTCTCAAAATAAGTTTTGTTGTCTGAAAACTGAGTGTTGAAGATTTTTGTAATACGAACTGAAACTCCAATCGTTCGTTGAGCGGCGACATTGCTTGGGGGAGTCAAGCTCGCAGCGAAGCTGACAGTCGTATACGCCCACTTGGTCGTTCCATACCTGCGAAGCTCGCCAACCGGGTAGTTGGGATGAACAAGCGTCAGTACGTCGTTGGACTGGACGTAGTGAATGCTGAAGATGTCGGCTGCTGCGTAGGGAAGCGGAACCTCTAACTGACCAGTGGCTGGCTGCGGATACCAGTATGCAGCAGTCGTTGGAGGATTCTCGTTTGGGTAATCCTGCGTACACATGTAAACGCCCGGACCAACTCCAGACCATGTGACGAGGTCGCCATCGGTGTAGGCGTAATGAACTTTGATGTCGCCGTTGGTAACCTTGCTTGTCAGATCAATATGATTGGTGTTGAGAAGCGCATCGTCTCTGTTGTTAAAAAACCTTAACTGAGTCGTGCTTACAGCGTAGACGTAATATGTTTTGCCTTCAACAAGCGGAGACGGAAGCGGATTAACAGATCCAAGAGTTAAACGAACTGGATCTCCATCAGAGAGACCGTGAGTCGGGAACGTTACGATGTCGGTAGCGAGATCAATGTTGGTGCTTGTTTGATTTGGGATGTACGCAGGAGGAGCAGACACACCGGTCGGCACAAGCAAAGGCTGGCCGTATGAGTAAAAGCGGGCGTAACCATTGCCCTGCTGGTTGGGGAAGTTGACGGCAGACTTGGAACCGATCTCAATCGCAAGCGTCTGCGTCGTGCTGAACGTGAACGGGATCAGCCTCGACTTGAACGTCGTGCTGCCAGTTTCCGCGACGTACCGGAAGCCGGGCCTGTTTTGAGCAGGCCCTTGCGGCTTTGTGAGCATGTTGCGAAGCGTTGCAGCACCGCTCTGGTACTTGACATCGTCGATGCGCCCGAACATCTCCGGGCTGACCTCGCCACCAGCGAAAGACCGCGTAAACGTCCGAGTGCTTGGCATTGTTACCTACCAGAGATCCAAGGAGTAATCTGCTCAGGCTTGATGTTGCGCTGAGTAGCGTCGTGCGTTTCGGCCTTGCCGAGATACAGCATGAGCATCTGCTGGCAACGCTTGGCTTCGGCGGAACCCTGATCACCCTTGATCACCGGCCCAGCCAGCATGCTCGCGAGGTGCCACGACAGCGCGATGATGAACGTCTGCGAGAACACACGCGGGTCAGTCACTCGTTCTACATATCGAACAATCGCATCAGGCTGATCGGTGTAGATGATTTGCTTACCTTCGGAATCAACCTCAAGAGAAAACGGCTGCGGGTTGTAGGTTCCTGCGGCCACTACAGGCGCGGTGTAGTAAACGCTGCTGGCTGCGGCAAACGTGGTGCTGTAATCGTCCTGAGAATCTGGAGGCAACACAGCCACAATTTTGGCAGCGTTATCAGGAATCAAATAAGCGTAATCCCATTCAGTAGATTCGCTGGTTGCCGCGACAAGTTCAGTGCGCCGCATCGCGAAGTTCCACTGCTGCATCTCCAGCAAGCTGTTTCGAGCAATGGGGTAGAACGTGGCGCAGTAGCTGCTCTGAACTGAGCCATCTTGAGGGTTGATGCTGGTGATCTTGGTGCCTTCGCCAAGGTGCGAGAGCGCCAAGTTGCAGATGTCTATCTCCGTGGTACCGGTCTTTGTTGCACGTTGCCACGCCTCAAAAGCGGCAGCTTCCCACTGGCTGATGCCAAACCCGCTGTAATGAAACGCATCATTGGGAGCTTTGTTGAAACTGTTGGTTTCAAACGTCTCCATGTACGGGTCTTCATATGCCAACCTTTCAACAGCCTTGCGAACGAGAGGCGAAAAAGTTCCCCAAGGACTGGTCGTGATCTTGCCTTGAACCCAAGGAATCGTTTCAACCAGACCGCTGTACATGCCTCGATCTTTAATCGCTTTGCGAACAAGCGATTTGAACGTGCGCAAGTTGTCCTCGTATGCATCGGCCCAAACTGAATATTGCGTATCGCTTTCGCCTTGCGAGTTGAACACACCGATGACTTCGATTGTGTGACCGTCTGCTGCTGCTGCTGCAACAGCCGTGTCGAGGATGTCCAACAGCCGGGAGTACAAGCTATTCGGAGATCCCGGCGACCAGTTTGAATGCGCCACCGGATCAATCCATCCGCCGTAAGTTGGATTACCTCCAGTGCCGGGGAGGATGTTGAAGTTGAGGCCGGTTTCTCGCTGCACAAGGCTGGTAGAGCTAATACCCAAGTTGCAGATGTAGATTTCCTCGCCAAACAACTGCTTGAACCGCATCCCCAGCCCGGAGTGAAACGCGGATTGGTGCGTGTGATACGGCGTGCTTGGCTGAATTAAACTAAACCAATACGGCGTGCTGTAATCGTTCAGGTAGTTGAAGCCGGGCGGATACGGATTCGTCTTGTTGATGCCCGGAACCTGCGAATAAGAGCTTCCTTCAAGCGGGCACCAAGGAAGAAAGTATGCCCACTTATCAAAGCGCCCCGTAGCAGGCGTGGCCGTAAAGTTGCTGGAGATGTGATCGGAAGCAAATTCAAATTCAAAGCGATCACCTTGGTGCGGGATGGCGGGGAACTCGGAATCCACAATCACCGTGCGTCGGTCGAACATGCCAACGATGGTACGGATTTGGCCAACGTTGCTAGCGTGCGTACTTTCCGTGCAGCGGATCTTCACGTTTAGCAAAGACCCGACTTCTGCATTGAAGTTCTCCCACGCGATACCAACTTCAATCCGCTTTTTCTCTTCCGTCGGAGCGCCGCCGCTTGCAGCCACCGAAGTCTTGACGAGTTCGTAATAGAACTGCTCGCCAGCAATCGACGTTGGGGACAAAGCAGGAGTAATCTGGATCTTGTAATCCGTGCCCGTCGTGTTGGCCGTGATCGTGTGGATGGTCCCGGTCAGTGCACGCTTGATGCGAGTGCTGACGGTGGCCTGAGGCTGAAGAGCGTTAACCGCAGCAGGTCTCGGGAAGATCGTGATGCCATCCGTTGTAGTGTTGGTGCCGGTCACGCCAGCGTTCACGAACATGCCAGTTCCCGGGTAAGTCCAGTATCCACTTGCCGAGGCGTTGTAGAACGTCAAGTACTTGACGCTCGGCATCGCGAGCCCGCGCAAGTTGATTGTTCCGTACCCCGGGAAGTTGCCGGGCATCGTGAACATGTCGGTCTTGCTACCGACCGAAATTTGCGGCGTGCCAAGAATGAAGTTGGCGTTGGGATGCGCGATCAACCATCCGACATCGTCACCAATTGGATCCGCGTTGCTCTGACCAATCGCAATGAGAAGTTTCTTGACCGCCATGACTACCTCGTGATGTGAAAAGGGGGCCGTGGTTTCCCAGCGACCCCCCTCGTTTCAACTAACAAGCCGCTGGATCAGACAACAGTAAATCCAGATGCGTAGTAGCGGTGCAGAGACTGGATGTCGAGAGCGACATCAACATGCACAACCATTGCTCCATCAGTGGTCGTGTTGCCAGTGCCGCCAATGACATAACGGGCACTCAAGTACCTGCGCTGCGTGGTTCCATTCACAAGCTCACCGGCCTGCGAAGAGGGCTGAATCAACACGGCGTAAGTGCCAGCTTTGATGTTGGTAGTCGCAGCCGAAGTGCCAATGGGGATTGGGCCAGAGCTTCCAAGCTCAACAATATTGTTTTGGATGCCGTTGGTCGTAGAAATGACATCAAAACTAATTGTCAGCGAGGATCCACCAGCGCCAAACACAGCCTTTGGGAAGTTGAATACAACGTAAACACCCCGACCTTCGCCAAACTCACGAATGGCGCTGAATTCAAAGCTGTTACCAGAGTACTGCGTACTCCCTCCAAGGTTTGAAAGACTGTCTCCAGCAGCCAAAGAAAGCTTCATCGTTCCATCAGTAATCATGTTAGTTCTCCTTAGTTAGTTGAATTAGACAGTGAGAGCCGTTTCGGCGTTGGTGATTGCATCAACACGACGGCAAGGCACTCCAAGGAACGACAAGTAGCTTGAAGCGTGACCAAACTGGGTAAGACCCTGCTCAACATTGAGCACGTTCTGGGTACGCTTGAGGGCTTGAATCGCCAGACCGGAGTGAACAGTGCGGTTCATGTAGAAGCACGCACGACCCATGCTCAGGTTGGGAACCTTGTAAAGAGCCTTCGACATAAGCTTGATGAGTTCCGTCGAAGCGGAGTCAAGCTGAGTGCCGGAAGCCGAAGCCATGTCGGCACTGGCAATGTTGCCAATGCGAACAACGTATCGCCAATCCTTGACCACCAAACCGTTCTTCCACTGGTAGCGGGTCACAAGAGCCTGCATGCGCTCCGAGACCGACGAAGCATTGGTGTAAACCGTCTGTTCGCCAAGGTCTTCCATCATCAGACCAGCCTTGCTGCCCTTCGGGAACGGGCAGTAAACAGTCTGGTCACCCCACACAACGAGGTACACCGAAGTCAGTGCGGTGGAACCTCCAGCATTGATCACGTTGGTGGCATTAAGAGGGGCGGATCCACCCGTCTGAGCGGAGCTATACCGAGTCGCAAGACCGGGGAACTCCTTCACATCAGTGGCGGGATTGCCGTAGAACATCGTCGTAGCCATGCGCTGATTCATGGCTTCAAGGAATGCGGTGTCTTCCGAAAGACGGAAAGCAGCCGTATTGCCGTTCAGCATCGCGAGATCCTTATCAACCTCGCTGCGAGCCTCAAGGATGCTGCAAGCCTCATCAACCTGAGCAGTCGTGGACTTGCTGCTGGGAATACCCGCGTTAAGAGCACGCCAGTACACGGTCGGGAGACCAGTGCGGATGACTACGCGATCTCCGGTCGGCAAATTGCCTTCCTTGAACACGCAGTCAGTGAGGATCTCGTTCGACTGGCTGAGAAGTTCAGCAACAACCGGAACGCGACCGTCTGGGTCAATACGCTTGGCCCAGTCCATCAGAGTCAGATTTCCATTACTATTGATAGCCATTGTGATTACGTCTTCTGGTTAGAGTAAAGTGCAGATGCCAAGTCGTTGAACGACATCGGTCCAGCCTTGTTGCCAGACGTTGCCGTTGAGCCAGCGACAAAGCGGTCCTCGCTAACAGCCTTTCCAACTCGCAACATGAACCGGATCACTTCCGGGTTGTTGCCAAGTCTGGATTCTTCAAGAAAGCTTTTGAACTCAGGCGTGGCGAACTGATCGAGAGCCTTTTTCGCGATGGACAAGTTCTCTTGCAGCTTTTCGCCGCCGTACTCCTTGTCCGTCTTGACAGACTCGATCCATTCGTTGTTGATCGCCTCGACTTGCTGCGCTTGACGCTGCTGAAGTGCTGGAGCGATCTTGTCCAGCATCTTCTGGGCTGCTTCCTTCGGTAGATTGAGTTCCTTCACGACTTCGGTGTAGGTCTTCATCACCTCAGGGTCGAACTGCTGACCCTCCGGTGCCTTGAAGTCGTAGGTCTCCGCAGCCTTCTGCGGTTCAGTAGAAGCAGTCTTTTCAGGCTCAGGCGCACTGGCTTGAGGCGCAGCAGTCTGAGTCTTTGCGTCAGTCGCAGTCTGGCTGGCTCCGAGCAATGTTGCCGGGGCCTGCGTTGCTGAGTTGCTTTCAGGTGTCGTTGTGATTGGGGCTGTTTGCGTCATCAGCACTTCGCTCATTCTTTTGTTCCTTGACCATCACCGGATACAACTCTGGACAGAGAGCGTGGATTGTCTGAAGCATGTTTCCACCGAAGAACCGCTTACCTTCTGCAAACGCCATAACCATGGCGTTGGCTGTAAACGTCGATTGAAACAGGCCCGACTGCACCAAAAGCCGCCACACAATGCGACGGCCCCTCTTGCTGCTCATAAGCCACCGAATATCCGACTCTTCGTTCTGGCGCTCGACGAGATTGCGCTTGGCCTTTTCGGCTTCGGCAATCTCTTGACCGTTCAGATCCGTTGGGTCGTAGCTGGTCACGCTCGAAATCTATAAATGCGCCATTTGCATACGGGCACATTTCAACGGCGAGCGTTGCAATTAAATCAAATCGCCAGTCTGCACCAGCTTGAGGCCCATGCGCGCAAGCGCCTCCGCAGGCTCCTGCGTGGTTACGTCCGAGTGGTTGAACAGGTCCGCGATCTGCTGCTGCGTCACCTGCACGCCGTACTGCACGCATGCGTCGTAGAGCGCCTGCGGATCGCC